CTATTCTTATCGGCCAGAGATTAGATAACGGAGAATTTATGAGAGTAGTTGTAGATCCTATTGCAGATATCAGGGGCATAAAAACAATACTCTATGATAGATGTAGAAGATGATCTTATGCCTTGGTGTAAGAATTGCATCGCAAACTATAAAAAGTCCCCATTGTCATATACAGTAATTCCTCGTCCCTTTAAAATTGTAATCACTCCTAGTCCAAAATCTTTCCTGCTTTATCACGAATTAAGAATCGCTTGGGATAATTATTGCTCTAGTATTATGAATGATGCCATTTATCATGACATAGATAAATGTGGATTTTCAATAAATCATAAAATAAAAAGTTCTAAAAAAGAGATTGATTTAAAGTATTCTAAAGAGTATCCTTTAAGAGGACAAAATAAGATTTAAGATGTGTAAAAACACGCGCACGCGCGTATAAGGAGAATCATGGGCAGGCAATTCAACGATGAGGAAATAATCGAGGCGATAAAAGCCTGCCATGGGCTTTTAACAATAGCGGCTAAGAGGCTTGGCTGTTCGCATACGGTTATTTACAATCGGGTTAAGACAGTTACTTTGGTTGCAGATGCCGTTACTGAGGCTAGGGAGGAAATGCTTGATTTTACGGAGAGCAAACTTTTTACGGCCATAGACAAGGGTGATGTTCATATGATCAAATTTTATTTGGCTACACAGGGGAAGAGTCGAGGATATATAGAGCGGCAGGAATTGACCGGAGCGGATGGAAAGCCGGTAGTTCAAACCAATAACGTAAAACTCAATTTTGAAGGCGTTTCAAAAGAAATCCTGGAAGCGCTCGCTTCCAAGCGATGATTAAGACTCTCGAAGACGTAACTCCAGCCCACGAAATAATAATCAATCATAAAGCCGCCGTAGAGCTTGCCAGGCGATATGCTGAAGAAAAGGACATATTGAACTGGGGGCGGGTTTTATTCCCTAAAAAATTCAATCTTCCTTTCTGTCAGGAAATGCACGGTTATTTTTGTGAAATTAGAAAAGAGTCTTTAACAAACACTGAGGCGCCGAGAGGATCGGGCAAGACTTTGATTAAATGTTTTCTTATTCCATTGTTCCAGGCTTTAAATGAACCGGAAATTTTTAATCATTACTTGAATGTCCAATCAACGGATTCCAAAGTGCTTACGGTAAACCGAACGGTAAAAGGAGAATTGGAGCGAAACGAAGAATTGATTGATTTATATGAATATCAAATTGGTGACCGTTGGACGGATCAGCAATTTGTTTTGAAGAATGGTATCGCCTTTACTGCTGCAAGTGCAGGTCAAAGTATTCGTGGAATAAATTACGATAATCGCAGGCCTGATTATATTATCCTCGATGATCTTTACAATGTTGAAGAAGACATGAACAATCCCGAATCGACAATTAAAAAGAACGAGTGGTTTTGGGGCACGCTTTACCCGTCCAGGTCATTCTCAAAAAATTCATCGGTTCACATCCAAGGCACTGCCGTAAATTCTTGGGATATTCTCGAATCCTTGAAATCAAACAAACAATGGATTTCGAGAACATTCAAATCAATTAAAGATTTGGATAAGAAGGAGGTTTTATGGAAAGAGTTTAAAACTTTCGATTCCCTTCTTCTGGATCGGGAATCCATGGGGAGCTCCATATTTTTTCGGGAAATGCAAAACGAACGTGGAGATACAAAGGATTCCAAGGTCAAATCCGAATGGTTGACAGAATGGGAATACGATCCGGCGGAATTGAAATTCGACAGTTATTTAAAACTTTCGGAAATTTTACTAGGTGTTGATCCGTCCATAGGCGAAACAGGTGATAGCGACTATACGGGCATGGTTTTAATTCTAAAAACCGTTTATTCAGACGGAAGCGGCAACAATTATTGGATTGATAGTATATGGAATGAACACTTAAGCATGGACGGAAGGATTAAATTTCTCGAAAGGATACAGGCAAATCTAAAAGAAGGATTGAAAATCACTAAAGCCAACATTGAAGGGATAGCTGGCTTCAAGGATTTTGTAGCAGAGGTTAGACGCCGGACAAATCTTCCTGTCCATGAGATCAGCGCTGTGAAAAACAAACTGACAAATCTTGAATTAAAGTCTCATTACTTCGAGAATAAAAAAATAAAGATCAATAAGAACATTGACCCACCTTTAAAAGACTTGCTACGCTATCAGCTAACGACGAATTATCCGAAGCATGATGATTTAAGAGATGCGCTACTTTTATGTCTTGATGACAAGCCAGGTGTGAGGATAACGGTTTTATGAGAAAGCAATCCGCCGGACGAAAAAAAGAAATGAGTCAGCACCCCAAGTTGGTGACTGTGACAGAAATCGAACAAGGCTACCCCGTTTTAGAACCCTTCTCGCAATACTCCCAGACTTATGCTCTCCATATTTGGACTTACGCTTGCGTTAAGGCGATTATGAATAACGCCGCCGCCGTTGAAATTAATCCCTACATTCAAAAAGGCGAAGAGTGGATTTCGAATGAAGGCCATCCTTTCAAAAAACTTCTTGCCAATCCGAATCCTTACATGAGCGGATATTCTCTCAGGCAATGTATTTACGGATTTCTCGCCTTATGTGGAAATGCTTATCTTTACATGGAGCGAATGAAGGGAACTGATGTTAAGGAACTCTGGCCGCTGATATCGGATAAGGTGACGGCAGTTCCATCGAAAGAAAAATTGATCGACCACTACGAATTGGCGACATCGACGGGAAAAGAGATTTTGAATTATTCTGATATCATTCATTTCAAGTCATTTAATCCAGACAATTTGATTTACGGGCAGGGATCGACGGCTCCGGTGCGCAATACAATAGCGACTGATCTTTTCGCCCAAGTTTGGAATAAATCTTTTTTCAGCAATAATGCGACGCCGTATGGGGTTTTGGAAACCGATTCAAATTTAGATGATGGAACCCGCACCAGGCTTCGACAGCAGTGGAAAGAACTTTATCAGGGGCCGGACAAAACAGGCAAGACAGCAATCCTTGAAGCTGGATTGAAATATAAAAAAATCAGTGAAGCTATCAAGGACATGGATTTTGTCAACCTTAGAAAAGAAATGCGGATTGAAATTCTCGGTGCCTTCGGTGTTCCGCCCGCTTTGGTTGGGGTTCTTGAATATGCAAATTATTCGAATATGACCGAACAGAAAAAGATTTTTTGGACTGAAACGCTTGTACCTCAAATTAAAAGTGTTGAAGAAATGCTGACGCTTCGGATTGCCCAGGAGACTGGAGACAAGAAAAGCGTGTTCGAAGGTGATTATTCAGCAGTTGAGGCCTTGAGAGAAAATGCCGAGGTGATAGCGAGAACGGCGAAAATCTATATTGACGCAGGATTTCCGCCGAATATGGTGATTGAGGCTTTGAATCTTCCCTTTGAGCAATTTGAGGGCGGGGATCAGCCCAGGCCGGCTCAGGGGATTCAAGGGCAGATTGCCCAAATTCAATTATCTTTAAAAGAACTTAAGGCACAAGGGACGGTCATACAAACTTTGATTTTCTCAAAAGATAAGTTTTCAAAAGAAGAAGCGATAAAATGGATTTCGGATCACGGATTTAAAAATAATGGGGTCGATGAAAGCGAGAACGGTTATTTATTCAAACAGCGGGAATCTTCAGATTTTGATCCGGATGGATTTGGCGAAGGTCAACAATACAAGACAATTAATTTAACAGACGGCGTTAAAGCTGTTATTGGTTTTTTGATTAAAGGCATTGGGCTGGAAGATTTCGACCGGACACGGGAAGTTTCACGTGAAGCAGAATGGAAACGGCTTGATGGAGCAGTCATCAAACATGAGAAAAAGCTGGAATTTTCCATGCGGTCTTATTTCAGGGGACAAAATATAAGAGTTTTGAAAGCGGTTGAAAAACATCGCCAGGTGATATTGAGTCAAGCGAAATCGGTTAAAAAAATTGAAGATGTGATCGATATGATTTTCGATACTATTACCGAGGAGAAACTGATGAATCTTGCTTCCCATAAAATAATTAAGGGAACTTTTTTTGATTTCGCAATAAGAACTCTTGATAGAATAAAGCCAGGCTTAGATTTCAGTTTGGATGATCCTGTAGCAAATGACTGGATTGAACAAAAGGTTTTCAAGCTTGTAAGAAAGGCAACAGAGACGACCAGGGAGCAGTTAACGGAGGCAATCGTCGAAGGAGTGCAGGAGGCGGTTATTTCGGGATTTACTGAAGGTGAAACTTTAAAACAGATTGTTGAGCGGATAAATGATGTCCATGATTTTGCCATGGAAGGCCGGTCAAAGACGATAGCGAGGACTGAAACACATTCCGCTTCAAATGCGGGATCTCAATCCGCCATGGAAAAAGCCGGAATCGAAAAGAAAGAATGGCTGGCACAAAGAGGCGACTGGGAGAATGTAAGGGATAGCCATAAAGATGCCGACGGGCAAGTAGTAGATATAAAAGATTCTTTCAGGATGATGACAGGAGCTATGTTAAGATTTCCTGGTGATGGGGACGGCCCGCCGGAAGAAATCATAAACTGCCGATGTAAGGCAGTACCTTTTAGGGAAGAATAAATTTCCGTCTTAGACGATTTTCGTCGTAGACGGATTCAAGGAGGCTTCAAATGAATAAGATTAAAACCTTCATGCGGTCGTTGGTGCCAGCCGTCATGATTCTGTTTTTAGGCGCCATGGTGGTTTCAGCAGCAAGCATGTATAAACTTCATACATCTCCAATGTTGATTTTTCAATCGACGGGGATAAATGATTATACAGATGCGGCATCTTTTTCGAAGATTCCATCGAATTATATCGACATGAGTGACGGGGATTTTGATCGGATTGATTTCGTAACGGCGGTGACTTCCGGCGCTACTGATGCAGCGAACCTCACTCTCGGAATTTATCAATCCCCGAATGGTGGAACCACCTGGATATGGCACTCAACGATTACTGCGATGGTTGCAGCTTCTTCGGCGGCGGCAAGTGGAGTTCAGCTTCATTTCGCAACAAATACGTTTTCATGTGCGACCAAAGTCAAATTGATTCCGGCTTTGACAGCGGCGGGAACTTTCTACACAATTAAAATCTGGGCGATGCCCAGGAATGACTAAGGGTAGGTGCCTTCTTGATTCTGTCTTTACCAGGGTGCAGGTTAATTACAAATTGGCTTGCATTCTGGTGGGATGAAAAAAAGAAGGTTTTGAAATTCATTATCGGCCAATGGCTGATAATGAATTTGGCAAAGAGGTTTCCTGAATTACTTACGACATTTATAACTGAGAAGGCTTGTGAGATTTCTCTGGACATGACGAAGGCGATACTCGATAGGGAAGGAATCGCCCACTGCAAAAAGTGCATACAGCGTTTTGGACTGAGAAAAGCGAACGGGGCTTATTATTGCCAGACCCATTGGGAGGAGGCGAACCGATGAAGCGAGAAAAGTTTATCATGACGAAGGCAATTGATTCTGAACGGAAGACGATTACCGGATATGCCTCAACAAATGCTTGGGATCGGGACGGAGAGCGCTTCGTTAAGGGAGCATGGGATTTGACGGCTTATCTTCAAAATCCCGTCGTCTTATGGGTTCATGACGGACATCGCCCGCCGATAGGAAGAAACGTGGAAATGATCGAGGATGAGATTGGACTCAAGGCCGTGACTGAATTTGATATAAAAGATGATTTTTCAATGAAGCTATTTGATCTTTATGAAAGAAAATTTCTTCATGCTTTCAGTGTTGGATTTATTCCGAAGGATTATGTCATGGAAGAAATCGAGCCTGGAAAAAAGGGCGTCGCAATTAAAAAAGCGGAACTTTATGAATATTCAGCCGTTCCTATTCCGGCGAATCCTGGGGCTTTGATCGGCAGGGAATTAGCCGAGATGGCAATAAAAGTTTTAGGGGAACAATCAGTAAAGACGTTAAATGAAGAATCCCCTGATGAGTTTAAGCGCTATATGATTCTTCCGGCGATGAATTTAATTGATCAAAAGCAGGAAAATCTTTTTGAGGTTCTAGAAAAAGTTATTGAACTCGCGCGTGTCGCAAAGGGAAATCCTTTGGAAGAAAATAAGAAAACTCTTTTAATGACAGCCATCAGCGTTTTTAATGACTTACTTGAAGAAGGCAGGGAGAAGATCGACAAGGAAGGAATCATCCAGCTTAAAGGTATTTTGACTGATTTCTCTATTCTTCTTTCTCAAGTCTATCCTGGAGCGATGAAAAACCTGAATAAAACAATTTGCCAAATTGAGAGAGCCGTAACGGGTTCGACTGATTCATAGGTTTCTCAGTTTCGATTTGGTTCGGAGATTACAATGACAATAGAAGAAGTAGCGAAGCAAGTAAAAGACGCTGTTGATGCGGTCAAGGCGGCGCAGGATTCACAAAAAGACCAAATAAAAACTTTGGTGGAGGATACGATCCGGCAGATAATAAAAGATCATCCTGGGTTTACTCCCGAAAGGCAGTTGAAGTTTGAGGATACTCCGAAGGGTGATACGATGGAGATTTTGCCGAAAGAACTTCAGCATAAATCAGATGAAATTTTCATCACATCGAAACTTTTGGGGACGAGACCTCAAAATCTCAAGTCTTGGCCTGGATTTGTCCGGCAGATGGGAGATTTCAAGAAAGCCCTTGATACCGCCGCATCGGGCGGAGGAACTGATTGGATCCCAACAGGATTCTCTCCGGCGATGTTTGAACTCATCCGACTTCAGTTAAGGGTTTCGGCTCTTTTCCCGACGGTACAGATGCCGACGAACCCTTACAAACTACCGGTTCAGATCGGAAGGTTTGTTTCGTATAAACATTCCGAAGGGACAGCCGATGCAGGTCAGACGGCTATCTCCAAAGGCGATTACGGTCAGACAATCACTTCTGCCGTTACATTCACTGCCGTTCCTCATGCAAGCGAGGTTCTCTGTAGTGATGAAATGACCGAAGACAGCATTGTTCCGATGATGCCCTTTATTCAGCGGGAAATCGTAACAGCGTTGGCCGAAGGCCGTGAAGATGCGATTCTGAATAGTGACACGGGAACCCATGAAGACACCGACACAACATCAACGGCCTCTCGCCGGAAGATGTGGCTCGGTTTAAGGGCAAGCGCAAATGATAATTCCTACACTCGCGACATGTCCGTAATGTCTCTCAAAAATCTCCGTTTGCTTCGGGGAGATATGGGAAAGTATGGCGTCATGCCGTCTAACCTCGCATTGGTTTGCGGAGTGAAATCATATTTCAAGCTTCTTGATATCGATGAAGTTGTGACGCTTGATAAATATGGGCCGCAGGCGACGGTTCTAGCAGGAGAACTTTCCAAGATTGATGGAATTCCTGTTATCGTTAGCGAGCAGGTGCGGGAAGATCTTAACGGTTCAGGTATTTATGAACTAGGGCAAACACGTTCGGCGATTTATCTCATTAACCGGAATGGTTTTGCCGTCGGCGAAAGGCGTCCTGGTGATGTTAAAGTTCTTCGGGAGCTTTATGCCGAGTACGGTCAGATTGCGATGTTGGCGCGGGAGCGGGTTGATTTCGAACCGATCTATGCTCAAGCATCGAATCGGACGATTAATCTAGGAATAAACGTAGGCTAAGTTTACGAGTCCTGGCGGTTTCGTTCTCACCGGACGATGCCGCCAGGCTCTAATAAAATGAAAGCCAGGAGTCTTTTCAATAGGCTTGCTTGCCTAGGTTTTTTGGCAAGCATTTCTCTTATTTGTATGGCCGCTTCTTGGATGTCTCCTCCTGGGGGCATCTATATAACCCAACCGATAAATCAATCCAGCGGGACAATTCTCAATTTTCGCGCATCAACCATAACATTCCACGATGGGACGGTTTTAAACTCAACAGCGGGGCTATCAGGCATTCCTGGGGGCATTTCAGGCCAGCTTCAATATAATAACGGAGGAACCTTCGGAGGGACTTCTGGGGTAAACTATTCAGTTTCTGGTCTATCAGTTTCCACCATGACAATTTCCAGCATTACCGTCCAATCAAAACCCTATTCCGGCTAT